TGTCATTTACTGACAGCGATGCCAGAACGCCAGGACCGGGCGTACCGGTCTCCTCGTCGTCGAAATCCATCACAAGGGTTGGGCCAAAAGCAGACTGCTTTGCGTTACCCTTTTGGATTTTCGACAGCGTGAGCTTGTACCAAACGCCGTCCTCGTACGCAGACAGATCGCGTCCGCTCGTCGGTGTGATTCGTGCCATGATTTCGCTCCTATGTTTCGGGCCGGGTTACCGGCTGTGGATACGTTGCACAGCGATCCTAGCACACGACGTCTAGGCCGCGCGGGTACTTTGGTTAGACCTCTTCCGGCTCGGTATTGTCGGCGGCCTCGTCCTGCGCGATGGCCCAATGTGCGATATGCCATTCGGTAACCATCGCCATCGTTTCAAGCTGCGAAAACCCTTGCTCCATAAGGGTTTTCCGATATGCACCGGCAGCGCGCGCGATCTCGATTAGATCATACTTCAATCCGCCTAATATCGGTGCAGCAGCAGCGACGCGGGCGGCAACTTGCTCCAACGTCTCGGGCGGCGGCGTAGCGGGCTTTCGCGGGCGGTTCGCTGCTCGTGCGGTAGATTTCGCGGCGGGCTGTCTCGGTGTCATCCTATCTCCATTCTAACGGGTTGCCATCCTCACAAGGACCGGGCATCGGGCCGGGTTGTTCGCGTCATCAACTCTCTGATAAGACCCCGACCCGATCCCGGTATGAGGATGGGAGACGAGCGAAGCCTAGCACAGCGACGTAACGCCGCGCGGGTAGGTGTTCGCATGGTAGGCTGTCGGGCATGATGGAGACAGAGTAAGTGAGTTTGCCCGTACTTGCCGCCTACATTCCCGAGGCTTTGCGCGCGCGTAACGCTTGGGTAGTGTGGCGCATGGAGCAATCCGGCGACCGCGTGACCAAAGTGCCATATGATCCTAAGACGGATTTCCGTGCCCGGAGCGACGCGTCGGCGTCGTGGACATCATGGCACAATGCGCTTGCGCACTACACGGATAGCAACGGAGACTATGACGGTATCGGTTTCATGCTCGCAGGCGGCGCTATTACGTGCATTGACCTCGACCATTGCATCACGAATAACGTAATCGACGATTGGGCCGTACAGATTGCCGCCAAAGTTGGCAGTTACACCGAGGTTTCGCAGAGCGGCGAAGGGTTACATATCTTCGTAATTGGCATCCCGCCTCGCGGCCGACGCAGAAAGGGCGTCGTCGAAATGTACGGACCCGAGGACAATCGGTACATCGCGGTAACCGGTCAAAAACTCGCGGTTGCTGGCAGCACACCGCTACCCGGGAATCTAGTTACGTGCGACCTCACCGCGTTACACGCGCAGCTATTCCCGCAAGAGTTAGCTACTGCAAAGGATATCGAAACTGAGACAAAACGCAGTAGCCCGCCAATGACTGACGAACAGATTTACGCGCATGTGCATCGCGCAGCTAACGCGGGCAAATTCGCGATGCTTGCACAAGGGGATTGGAGCGCATACGGCGACGATCCCAGCGCGGCGCGCATGGCGCTACTCGGCATTCTCGCTTTCTATACGCAGGACGCGGATCAGCTAGTCGCGATGGCTGCTGATAACGGATTCGACCGACCCGACGACGAGCGCAAAATGCGTAACCACGACATACCCAATACGCTCGCGTCACTGCGGGAAACCTATACAGCACAAGGGGAAATTCGCCCTATTTCGCATCACGTGCAACCACCGCAGGAGCATTCGTTCAAACTAGCCTCAGACGTCGAACCGCAGGACGTGGACTGGCTATGGGAGCCGTGGCTACCGTACGGAATGCTGACAATGCTCGACGGCGACCCGGGCATTGGTAAATCGTTTCTCGCGCTCGAAATCGCTGCGCGAATCAGTATAGGATCACCAATGCCGCCTATGCCAATTCAACCGGATGCTCTACCGCGTCGCGGCGTTGTGCTCGTTATGCCGGAGGACGACAACGCAAAAACTATCGTTCCACGATTGATTGCTCTAGGCGCAGATCGTACACGCATCGTGGTTATTAGTAAAATGTTCGACGCGTCCGCTGACGACGGGATTGTATGGCTCGAAGAGGCAGCAGATAAAGTTGACGCGTGTCTCGTGATTTTCGACCCGTTACTTACTTACCTAGGCGGCGAACGGTCTGACACACACAAAGATCGAGACGTGCGCCGTGCTCTTGATCCGATCATTGAAATGGCGATTCGGCGGAATATCGCGATCCTAGGTAACCGGCATCTATCAAAAGGCTCCAAGGAATCGAGCGCGCTCTATCGGGGCATGGGCAGTATCGGCATCGTCGCGGTCGCGCGCGTCTCGTGGATCGTGGCGCGCAATCCCGAGGAGGGTAAGGGCGGTAACGTGCTAGCGGTTTCTAAATGCAACCTTGCACCCAAACCTAAGTCATTGACGTGGATTATCGAACCGGTAGAGGGTAAGCAGAAAAACCTCGCGCGCGTTACGTGGACAGGTGACACGATTCTCGACGCCGACCAACTCGCGACGGGACCGGAGCGCAAGCCTAAGCAATCCAACAAAGCCGAAATAGAGGACGCTATCAACGCGTATTTAGCAGACTGCGATAACTACACTGCCGCGAATGCCGATATGCTGCGAGACATCCACGACGAGCACGGTGATTGGTCAGTCGGGGTAATTGAAAAATGGCGCGCGCAAATGGATAATCTCACCCATGAGCGCGTCAAGGGTATGGGTAGTGGGACAGTATGGACATTCAAGAAGGGGCACGAACCATGACCAGTGACGCAACCAACATCGTCATTTACGCTTATCAGGAATTTCTAGGCGACACTCCTGGATTTATCAAACAGGGTATTTCGCGGCATCCTATGGCCACGAGAATCCGCGAAGCTGAGAAGCGCGACAAAAAAATGGGGCGCGAGAATTGGCATTATGTGCCTATTGCTGAAATTCCCATAGAAGGGGATTGGGCAGACGCTAGCGCACTAGAGGCACATATGCTCGCCCGGATGGGTTATACCCGTCCGCCTATCAGCGAAGTAGAACCGCGCGGCTGCCCTAGCGAGTGGTTTTATCCTGACGATGCGTTCAACTCATGGGCATACCGAGTAAATGAACTGATTAGCACTAACCCTGACGACTGGCCGGAACTTGGTAACGGCCGTATCACATTTCGCACTAAATGGGTACCGGTGCCTCGATGGACACCGGAGGAACAAAACCTTTATTTCGGTTGGGCATGGGCGCCGGGGCTCGACTACATCTCAATGGAGGTGCAGGCCGCCCGGAAAGAGAGTTTTGCTGTCGATTTCGTCCGCCGCGCGGTGACGCGGTGACCGTAGTCGAACCGTTCGACTACGGTCATTGAAAAATATCGTAGTCGAACCCTCAAAACAAGGCTACGACTACTAGGCTTATTACCATAGTCAAACTCTTGGTATAGATACCGTAGTTGAACGTTTGACTACGGTGTATGAGAGGTAGGCGAACCGTCGCCCCTTTTCGTCATCATCCCGTTACTAGCCTGTGGCCGTATCATGCGATCCACGGCGGCGCGGACCCCACGCCAAACTGACGGCCGGAACCCTGACCGGGGCAGGCTAACCCGGACCGACAACGGGCCGAACGAGGACTAGTCCACGAGGCCGGGTTTCCGCTTGCCCGGAGATCGTATGTAACAGGGCGTAGTGGCATATAATTGCCGTCGTTTATATGCCAATCTTTCGTACGGCCCGGAGAATGTAGCGTCGACGATAACCGGCCCGGACCGCAACCGGTGAGTATTGCGGACCTGCGACCCGTTACCCCGAATCGAGGACTAGTCCACGAGGGTAGCAGGTCTCTGCTATTCTGTACGATTCCGTAACCGGATCATGCGATCCAGGAACACTCGGCGGCGGTAAGGTTACCCCATCGACCGGACAGAAACCCGGCGAGCGTTAGGAGACGAAAAATGGCGACCGTGGCTAGACGAATTCCGACGCGAGCCGAATGCGACGCGGCGCTTGCCACCGCTGTGGTAGCATCCGACCCGTACAGGCGGGCGCTGATCGAGGGCCGTGACTTGTGGGTAAAGATCGACCCGATTACTAAGGACGACGGCAGTACCAAAATCCGCAACAGGAGACACGACGATGCAAAGGCACAGTAACCGCGACGACGAGCGCGAGGCTACGCGCAAGCTGAACGCAGCACGACAGGCAAAGCACGACGCACCGTACGCCGCGCGCGTACTCTCGGACCCGCAGACATTCGGGCCGACTGCGACCTACCGGCAAAACGTCGCCGCGTTCAATGCGAACGCGCGGCGCGGCGGTTCGTGGTCATGAGCGGCGCGAATTGGGGCGATCATGGTTACGGTGGTTTCGACGACGACGTGACGCTAGGCGATCCGTTCCTAGCTGGCGTCAAGCGCACGGTCGGGCGGCTCGCGGCGGTCGGAGCGATTCTAACGGTCTTGGCGGTCGGGATTCTGACGCTTTGGGTAATTACGCTGCTCGCGGGCTCGGGCGGCACTGTAGCCCCGCACAATGTCGCCCCGGCGATTACGGGCGGCATCGGCAATGCGCTCATGACCGTCGCGCCCGACAATGCCGAAAACGGGGGGCTTGACAAAGGTAATAAACGGTGCTAGGCTCCGCGTCACTCGCATCAACCCACTCAAACGGAGGGACAAGCCAAATGGGATGGTACAAAAACCAAAAGGCACGCTATGAGGCGGCGCAAGCTCTCAAAGCCGACGCGGATACCGTGCACATACTGACGTTTCAAGGATCGCCGAAAGCGAACGCGCGAGACATGGCGAAGGCTATTCGCGAGCAAGCTGCTCTCGGCTATACGTTGACGAATCAGTCGGCGAACGCCGGTCGCGGTTTCCTTGCGGCGAAGCAAGTTGTCACGGCGACCTTTCAGCGCGCGGTGGTCGCGAGCGGGACGCCATGAGCCGGGGTTGGGCTGCGATGTTTCGGCCGCTGGGTGGCGCTGATCCACGTTGGCACGAGTATTCAGATTGTCCTCGCGCCGTGGTGGTGGACGGGCCATTCGGCAAGGAGCCGTGGCCGTTCGTGGACAAACTCCGCATTCAGGACGACGGAGCCATTGTCAGCCAATACACGGGGCACTGGCAGGGAACGATGTGTCCCGACTGTCACGCGCGGTGGACGGCGGAGCACTTTTGCCCCCCCCTGGGAGCGATGAACCGGTATCAGTCAACCGTGACCAAAGCTAATAACGTCGGACCGTTCACACAAGGGAGACAGCGATGACTTGGAATCTTGCATACGACCTCGAAAACGGCGACGAGGCGACGAAAATGCCGAGTAAGGCGCATGCTGCGTATGCCATGAATTGCGCACCGCGCGAGGGTTATGACTGGCGCGTATTCTGTCGGCAATGCGGCGACAGCAGGCCGCGACAGATCGGTACGGCAACGCGCCGTAGCGAGGCTGTAGCGGTCGCAGCGGCGCACAACAAGCAGGCGCGCCCATGAATGCCATGCAAGCGCCGACACGCTCACAGGCCCGCACAGGCGGGCAGTATTCTACCGGCCCAAAACCCGGTAGCGGAAAGCGCGACAGCGTTAGCGAGACACCTGTGGATGCGCAGTACGTCGCGAGGCAAAATGCGATGCTTGCTGCGATGATCCAAAACACACAACCGGGCGACCTCGAATATGCGCGCAAAATGGCTCGCGTTTACGAGCTTGCGCACGAGGCGGCGAGCTTGCATGCCCGCATGGTCGAATGCTATGAGGACGGACTAACCAAGCAGGCGGCAAAATTCGCTCGCGCAGCGGCCGAATGCGGTTACGAAATGAGCGACTTGCATGCGGAACTTGCACAGGTATTCGATACGCTCGTGCCATTCGAGGGTACACACTTTTCAGCGGTTCACATGCACGACCGATACCCTAGTAACATGTCGCAGGCAGCGCGCGACAAGCTAGGACCAGACACGTTTATTGACGAGGTGAAAAATGGCTGACATTGTTTTTGCAAAGCAGATCGACGACGTACACAAGTTTGCCGTTCGCGATAACGCGCAACCTACGTACGCTCTCGACAAGCACACTATCGACGCGTTGCTAAAGCTCGCGGCATTAGTCGCAAAGGGTCGCAGCGATAACGAATGCGGACATTGCGAGGGTTGTATGATTGTCGCTGGCATACAGCATAATCTCAAGGCCGAGATTCGGAAATTCGTGTCATGAACGACCGCAAAGTGAACGTAAATTGCAATCCGTTCGGATGCGTTTTGTTTTGCATCGCGATTTTCCTGCTCGTCTTTTTCCTTACGCACGTAGGTCCGTTGTGGGCCGCGTTGTCTAAGGCGATTGGATCATGAGCGGCACGACCGCGCGACGCGGCGGCATGGCGGGCGTTATCGCTGCTGCATATGACGTTCCATATGCGTTAGTCCGTAGGCCAAAACACAGCGCACCGCTATCCGAAAAGCACGACGCAGAGGTTGCGCATTTCGCCGCAAAATCCGACGCTCGCGACGTCCGTTTTCGACGTAACGAGTACAACGGTTTGCGGCACAGTAAGGACGGTCGCAAACGTCTAGCTAGGCTTTCGTCATTGCGCGTACAGCTAGGCGTCGCACAGCGTCGACGCATTACTGTTCGCCATATGCTGCACGGCGATATGGTGAACGATGATGCTAGCTGAGGCGCACGAGATTTATAACGCGGCGCTTGCATGGCGCTCTGCTGACCTCGAATTTCAGCAGGCCGATAATCTTGATACAGCAGGGTTTTGGCGTGACGAGGCACAGGATGCGCTCAATGTAGCGCGGGCTAATCTTGCCGCGTTGTGTGATACCAGACTGCGACCATACGAGGCGACGCGCTAACGCTGCTCGGGCTGTGCGGTGGGGCGATTGCACGAGCATTCGTCGCCACATGGTAGCGCGCGCGGCGTATTCTCGCGCTTGACTGTGCGCTCGACTGCGGGCGGCCTTACTGCGATTCTAGATGTGCGCTCGCGCGGCGCACCGGGTTGCATCCGGCTAGGATTCTGTTCGGTTGTCATGCGTTTATTGTACCCCTGCGTCGTCGTTACAATGCTCGATTATTGACAAGGATGGAAAAAAGTCTAGCGCATCGTGGGGCGATCTGACCCAGCCAGTCCGCATCGAAAAAAAATGGATTTTGGTAAAACTGGGCCGTTTTTGCCCGTTTTTGAGATCGCGGCGCCAAGATAAAGTATAGTGTTACAGTATTGTAATCATGGCTAAACGAGCATATAACTACAATCCTGGACAGCTGGAGGCCGCGTCGCGTCGCGCTATCGCTCGCGCTTTGTATTTTGCGGAGTTCGCGTAACCGATGCCACGAGGGCGACCGCGCTTAAGCGCAGCGACGACAGCACAGAATCGACCCGGCCGCAGTCTCGGAGATGCGGAGCTTGTGTCAACTGTGCCTACATTCCCGCCGTTGCCGCGACGCTGGCGACCCGAGACGCGCGAAGCGTTCCGCGTATACGTGGCAAGCGCAACGGCGCGCGCGCTACGCGCTGAGGACGTGTCGGCTGTGCTGCGACTGTTCGGTTATCAGGACGAGCTTGCGCAGCGGTGGGATGCGTTCGTCGAGGGCCGCACCGAGGACGAGCGCGACGCGTTATCCATTATCCGTGGCCTAGAAAGCATGGTTACTAGCCTCGCGACGAGCCTAGGAATCGGACCGAGGGCGCGACAGAGCATCGGAATTAAGACCGAGACGAAACCCGGCAGTCGGTTAGACGCGTTCCGCGCGAGCGAAGAGGGCGACGATGCTAGCTGAGTACCACGACGCAGGGCTGTGTGCGACGTCTGACGGTTCGATAATACGTCTGCGCGTACCGTTGCGGCCGCGCGCACCGCGTTACCGTTGCTCCGGTTGCGGCGACGAGGTTACAAGTAACGCGTTAGCAGAGCATCCGGGGATTTACGTTGTGCAATGTACGGGCTGCGGTTTGGTAACGCGCGTCGTCGTCAAGATTCCATTTTTCGTCGTGACGTCATGAGCGCGACGACACCGAAGCAGGCGGCCCGCCGTGCGCGCTGATACCCTTATCGGTGAACCATTCGAGACGGACGGACACCGCGTCATCCGGTTTATCGAGACGTTTTGCCGCAACGTAAACGGGCCGTACGCGGGCAAGCTAATCAAGCTGCGACCGTGGCAAGTTGAATTGATCCTAGAGCTTTACAGGCTCGACCCGAAAACCAAGCGACGCGTTTACCGTCGCGGACTGTGGGGACTGGCGCGAAAGAATGGAAAGACCATGCTAGGCGCGTGTCTCGCGCTGTACCATCTGCTCGCGGATAACGAAATCGGCGCGGAAGTTTACAGCGTTGCAGGGGACACCGAGCAGGCGCGAATCTGCTTCAATACCGCTATGAAAATGGTGCGTATGGAGCCGGAATTGATGGCCGTTTGTGTTATCAAAGACGCGAAAGCGGAGATACATCACCCCGCAAGCAACAGCGTTTATAAGGCGTTGTCATCCGACTATGCAACGGCCGAGGGTTATAACCCTAGCTTCGTCGTTTTCGACGAGGTACACGTACAGAAAAACTCGAAGCTGTGGGCCGTCATGACTAACGGAAGCGCGACACGCGAGCGCGCATGCGTACTCGGCATTACGACAGCGGGTTACGACCTCGATACGTTGTGCGGTCGACTATATCGCATGGGACAGAAAGGCACGGTACGCGGTTTCATGTTCCGATGGTTCGAGCCGCGACGTAAAGACTGCGACTGGCTCGACGAAAACGCGTGGACAGAAGCGAATCCCGGTCTAGGTGACTTTCAGAATATCGAGGACTTTCGCAGCGTAGCGGCAGAGGCACAGGCGCGCGCCGCGGAGAATGAGTTTCGACGTTACCGACTAAACCAATGGACAGGAAGCGTCGAGGCATGGTTACAGTACGGTGCATGGGATAAACTCGGCCCGCCGTTGCACGAAATTACACCGCTTGAGGACGGCGAAGAGATTGTACTAGCGTTCGACGGTTCGTTTTCGGGCGATAGTACGGCGATCATGGCATGCACAGTCAATCGTCCGATACCGTACCTACAGAAAATGGCGCTGTGGGAGAAGCGCGACGAGATAGACGACGACACATGGCGCGTCGATATCGCTGCTGTAGAAGCCGAAATCGTCCGACTGTGCAAGATTTACGCCGTGCGCGAGGTTGCATGCGACCCGTACCGCTGGCAGCGCAGCATGCAAGTACTGCAAGAGCTTGGCATTCCCATCGTCGAGTACCTAACGACGTCGCCCGCGCGCATGGTGCGAGCGTCGACGATCTTTAGCGATTACGTGCGCGACGAAATGCTAGAGCATGACGGCGACCGCGACGTTGCGCGGCATATCGGCAACGCGAAGCTAAAGACTGACTACAAAGGTCCGCGCATCGTCAAGGAGTATAGCAGTAGCGTGAGACATATTGACTTAGCCATTGCGGCCGTCGTCGCCCTAGATCGTGCGCTCGAGCCCGAAGAAAATAACGACTTCGTGGGCGACATTTATTGACCGTCGAGCAAAGCGCAAGGCATGGCTGAAGTGGAGGGCGCTACACCCGGAGCGCGCAAAGGCGTCAGACCGCAAACAGGGTCTAAAGCGAACCGAGCATCGCCGCGCT